GAACAAAAAAAGTTACTGTTGTTTTTCGTAAGTGGAAGCCGGCGTATGGTTGTGGGATTATTGCCCTATTTCCGAAAGAAATTGCCGACGATAAGGGTCTATATTGTGAATCTTACGAACATATCGGCCAACATGGCGGTGCAGATTATAAAGGTGTAATTGCGTCTACTACACCGGCAACACAAAACGAAAGCAAGGAATTGCATTGCGAATTAAAATCTCTGGGATACCGCTTGGCAGTGAGCACACATGAGAATCTGACAACTCCTAATCATGCAAAAAAACACTCAGATATTGCCCTCCTTTATAAAGGTAATAAAGGCGACATTGACAAACGTCTTAATTGGTTGAAAGGGAAGTATGTCTGTTAAACAGGCAATTATCTACTGTCGATTCTCTCCGCGACCTGACGCGGACACATCTAAAAGCAATGGGCAACAGGAAATTCGTTGTCGAATGTATTGTGCCGCAAAAAATTATGATATAATAAGTAACTATGCCGATTCGGCCGTATCCGGCAAACAACTACATCGCCCTAAACTCTCGGCCCTCTTGGCCGACTTACTCCAACACCCTGGGTGTGTAGTTGTTTGCGATACTGCCGACCGTCTTGCTCGAGATGCTCTTGTAATGCTCACTATTTGTGCTCAGATTGAGGCGGCCGGATGTACACTTGAATTTGCAGACGGAACACAGAATCGTACCACAAAGGAGGGGCGGCTGTTGCAAACTATCTTGGCGGGTATTGCCCAATACCAACGCGAAGGCATTGCCGAACGCACAACGATGGGGTTAGCTAAAAAGAAAGCCAATGGTGAATATCTTGGTAAGCCGCCATTGGGATATAAAGTAGTAAATAAACATCTTGTAGAAAATCCCCAAGAGTTAATGGCAATTAAACGAATTAAGGAAATAGGTGCTTTGGGTTATACTTCAGAGTATGTCAGAAGTTGTATTGTCGCTGAATTTGGCATAAGTCCTTCTGCCCGTACAATTCGCAAGATTCTCCAAAATAAGTCTTGACAATCTAAAATTCCCAATTACACTAAACAAAAGAGGTAAAAAATGAGCACAAAATTACAAATTTTACAAGTTTTGCAAGATGCTTCCGAGGGTTTATTAGCTTGTGAAGTGTGCGAAAAACTATTAAACATTCATCCTTCTACAATTCGCGGGGCATTGGTATTATTGGAACGTGGAGATTTTATTTCTACCGTAGATGGATCGGCGCAAACCGACACAGGATGCAAAACCAAAATTTATTATATTAGACAAAAAGGCGAAGAAGAATTAGAAAGGCTACAAAAGTGTGAATAGAAAAGTATATCTTTTAATGGGAACGGACGAACGGTATTTGGGTACTGTAGGAGATATTCTTGGTTGTGAAGGCGAACAAGACGGAATTGCGAAAGAACTTTTCTATGCCGCGCATGATGCAATAAACGAACTTGTGTATGGACTTGATAATGAAGAAGAGCAGATAACATTAACGCTAGAAGTGAGGCAATATGGCTTTTGATCTTGCTTCCATAACTAACAAAACTTGCTTACGCGCCCCAAGAATTATCTTGCTAGGTGTAGAGAAAATTGGTAAGAGTACATTTGCGGCGGGAGCAGATCGCCCTATTTTTATTCACATGGAAGGAGAGCAGGGGATAGATGAATTGCCTGTTGATAAATGGTGGGAGCCTTGTCAATCTATAGATCATGTCATGGAATGCCTGCAATCAATTTATCTTGGACCAGATAATCACGGTACTGTTGTGTTGGATTCATCTAGCACGCTAGAACCAATTATTCATACTAGAGTGTGCCAAGATCATCGCGCAAAGGACATTAACAGCGATGGTTTAGGATATGGTAGAGGTTTTCGAGAAGCGTCTCATTATTGGCGAAAAATAACAGAAGCGTTAGATTCTTTGCGGAATGATCGAAATATGGCCTCAATTATTGTAGGCCATGTCAAAATTAAACGCTTTGACGACCCATCTGGGCCGTCATACGATCAATATCAATTCGATATAAATGAAATAGCCGCCAATCTGCTTTATAGGTGGGCTGATGTAATTCTTTTTGCCAACACGAAAGTTTTTGTTAAAACCGAAGATATTGGATTCAATAAAGAAAAGCATCAAGCAATCGACGCTTATGGTGGACAGCGTTTTCTTTACACCCAAAAGAACCCGGCATATCCTGCTGGTGGTCGTGGAGTGTATGGAAGATTACCTGCTGAGTTACCACTTAACTTTGGATCATTCCTTGATGCGGTATCTGTTGCCTCACGAAAGTAGTAAAATAGCATTAGCAAATTTTTTAGAACACAATTTAATTTATGAAAGAGAGGTCTGAATGAGTGATTTGCACCAATTTTTTGGCAATGGGTTTGATGCAAATAGCATCGAACCACAAGGAGATTTTGAGGTTTTGCCTCCCGGCAAATATCCGGTTCTAATTGAAAAGGCAGAAGTTAAAAAGACCAAAACCGGCGACGGACATTATGTAGCTTTGGTTCATACGATTTTAGATGGACCGGGAAAGAATCGCAAGCTATTCAATAATATAAACATCGACAACCCAAGTCAACAGTGTGTGGAGATTGGATTGCGAACATTAGCTGCCCTTGGACAAGCGTTAGGTTTAACCTGCATAAGTGATACAAGTCAGCTTGTGAATAAGACTTGCATTGCTCATGTAAAAGTTAAAGATGATCGAAATGAAATCAGAACTTATTCCGCGTTAACTCAAAATCCCAATCCCGCTCCTTATCCAAACAACTCTACCTATCCAATTGGTCAGCCTAATTTTGAAACAAAAACTAATGAGCCTAATCCACAAGCTAACCAAACTAGGCTCGCAGAAGCAGAAAATTGTAAATCTCAACCGGCTTCTCCGCCGCCTGCGAGCAGACCGCCCTGGATGCGATAATGAATAAGTATTTACTGTTTCCATTTTTTAAAAGAAAGAGAGAACCAATGGCCAGAACTATTGTGTCAGACAAATTATTTGTTGAAACGTATGTAACTTGCAATTCGTATGATAGTTTAGCTTTATACTTAAATATGAAGCCAACTTCCGTACAAGCTCGTGCTGCTAAGCTTCGCAAGACAGGAGTGAACCTTGTGCCTTATGAACGCAAGAAGAAAGAAGTGGATGTTGAGGGATTGAACTCTCTCATTAATTAATGTTTCTGCAATCAAGGACGATTGCAAGAATGCTTAGTGCGGTTGGTAAGTGGGCTAGAAATGGTGCAACCCTAAGCATTCCTGCTATCGCCCTTAATGAAGAGGAATCTATGGTGCCAGATTTCATAAACGCATGTTTTCTTTTTACTGCGGCAATCTGCTGTATTTTTAGCATAGTAAAAATATCTAAAGATAAAACGATAAAGGGAGTTTCTATTTTGCAAATTTTGCATCTTTGGGCATGGACTACATGGGGTGTGTTTTTCTATGCCTATTATCAGATTTACTTATCATTTTGGTGCAGTTTAATTTTAACTATTACCGAAACTATTTGGGTAGCGCAAATCTTTTATTATCGAGAGCGAAATATCCCACCTTGGAGGCCAACTTAATATGACAGAACTAGATTTCCAAGTTTCTCTTTTAAAAGAGGCAAAATTTAAAGAGCAATTAGAAAGAGAAAGTAGAATAAAAATTGAGGAGGTTGTTGCCGCCTTAATTCCTGGCCCCGAACGCGGATCGAAAACGGTTACACTTGAAGATGGAACTAAGATTACAGTTGAGAGAGGATGGAATTATGCCGCTGATTGTGGAGAAATTGGGCATCAATGTAATTTAAATGGTGTTACTAACGTGCCTGTACGCTCAAAAACTACCTACCAATTAGATGAAGCTGGTTACGAGTGGTACAAGGCTAACGACAAGAAAGTATTTGATTTGATTTCTCCATTCGTAATTGTGACTCCTAAAAAAACGGCAGTACGGATACAAAATAAGAAATGACAAGAGACGAAAAGAACGCATATCACAGAAAATATTACAGAAAAAATCGTGATCGGATTCTTGAAACACACAAGAAATACCGTAAGCGCAGAAGCGAGTATATTAAACAATATTATTTAAAAAATAGAGCGAAATTATTAGCTCGACAAATTCAATACACAAAAGATAATCCCAAAATTAGGCAAAATGCAAGGATACAAAGAAAATACGGCATTACCTTACAGCAATACAATCAAATGCGAAGAGATCAAGAGGGTAGGTGTAAGTTATGCGGAAGAAAGAGAAAGTTAGTTCTGGATCATTGCCATACTACGGGGCGAATTAGAGGTTTTTTGTGTATTAGATGTAATGGCGGATTAGGCGCGTTTGGAGATAGCATCGAAGGTTTGAAAAAGGCAATTAAATATTTATCACAATGACCGACATAACTCCGTTACTTCCTACTGAATCGAAAACTGTAGAGGCGATATATGAAGCCTATAAAAAAGAAGGCGACTCCGAACAGCCACGTGGTTATCTTGGTGCGTCGATCATCGGGGCCAGTTGCGAGAGGTATTTGTGGTACACGTTTAGGTATTGTTGCAAACCAGAATTTACCGGGCGGCTATATCGTTTATTCTCAACGGGCGACCATGAAGAGATTCGCTTTGTTAATAATCTTCGAAGAATAGGATGCGAAGTACACGAAAAAGACCCATCTACAGGCGAACAGTTCGCAGTAGAGGCACTTGGTGGTCACTTCTCAGGACACTTAGACGCTTGCGTGCTTTGCGTGCCCGAAGCCCCTAAAACTTGGCATGTACTTGAATGCAAAACTCATAATAATAAATCATTCCAAAAACTAAAGAAAGAAGGCGTCAAGGTATCTAAGCCTCAGCACTATGCCCAAATGATGACATACATGGGCTTAACGGGCATGACACGGGCTTTATATCTTGCGGTGAACAAAGATACTGATGAATTATATAGCGAGAGAGTTAGATTCAATAAGGGTGAATTCGATGCCCTCGTGCAACGTGCTGAACGAATTATTACATCAACTACACCACCGGAAAGAATATCAAATAGACAGGATTATTATGAATGCTCCTACTGCGACGCAAGAGAAATCTGTCATGGAACAGGCAATGTGGGATTGCCAATTCCATCAATTAACTGCCGCCAATGTTGCCACGCAACTCCAAGAATGGATGGAAAAGCATGTTGGACCTGTGAACGGCATAATCGTGGACTATCCAACGCCGACCAATCCAAGGCTTGCGACGATCACCTTGTCTTGCCAGGATTGATTAGTTTTGCGGAACCAATTGATTATGGAAAAGATCAAGTCCTATATGAAAATACAACAGACAAAAAAACTTGGTATCAGGGTGGGAATGACAACAGGGCATTCAGCACGAAAGAACTCATGCAGTTATCTCCGGAGCAATTAACTAATCCAATAATATCGAAAGTCAAAGAAGTTTTTGACGCAACCGTAGAAAGGGTTTGGAAAGATGAAAGTCCTATTGTCGATGATTCTGACATTAGTGGTATCCCAAGTGCAAGCGGGAATTCCTGACGAATTACAGGCAGTAAGCGTTACAGTTAAAGCCGATAACTGCCAGGGATCAGGCACCCTTGTAACGCGAAAAATCGGGAATGATAATATATCATTTATTTGGACAGCAGGGCATGTCGTTGCTGGATTGCGTGGAGTACGAACGGTAATTATTGCTGGAAACACAAAAACCATAATAGAATACAAAGATGCCGAGGTAGTCCAAGAAATGCAAGAGGACGGCCGGAGAGTTGGAGAAGTTAAATATGATGCCAAGATAGTTAAAGTAACCGATGCTAGCTATGGTGAAGATTTGGCCCTTCTAATGGTTCGTAAATATAATGCCTATCCCCAAACTGCTTGCGTTAAATTTAAGCTCGACAAACAATATATTCCGCCGATTGGAGTATCTGTTGTGCATGTTGGAAGTTTACTCGGACAATTTGGAGCTAATAGTTTTACTAATGGCCTTGTATCGCAAACCGGTCGGCTTTTACCCGGCGAGGGTGCCGAAGCAAAAGTATTCGATCAAACTACCGTAACCGCATTTCCGGGTTCTTCAGGCGGTGGTGTATTCCTTGCGGAGACCGGGGAGTATATCGGAATGCTTACTCAGGGAGTCCAACAACTACAGGGATTTAATTTTATTGTCCCTATTCGACGTATTCATAAATGGGCATGGGATAGTAAAATTGAATGGGCACTTGATCCATCTATTTCTGGACCACCTATCAAAGACATCGAATCCATGCCAGTAGAAGATATTAGCACTATTGAAAATTCTCATAAACAACCGGAAGATTAAATATGCCAATTTATGAATATGAATGTCAGGATTGTGGTTGTGATTTTGAGAAACATCATTACGGAAAAGGCAGCCAAGTTGTTGAATGTCCTAAATGTGGTGGGCCATCCGAAAAACAATTTTCGCCCCCTACTGTAATTCAAACAGGCTACAAAGAATCTGATGCGAGATATAATCGAGGGAAGGGATGAATGTTTCAACTTCGCCCCTATCAAATCGAAGCGATAGAAGCACTACATAATTATATATGCACCAAAGAAACTAACCCATGCATTGTGCTGCCAACTGGTTCAGGTAAATCAGTGGTAATGGCGGCAATTGTTAATAAATGGAAAAAAGAATCTCCTAATGTACGCGGTTGTATATTAGCTCATAGAAAGGAATTAGTTGAACAAAATGCCAGACAACTTAGAAATCTTGGCTCCGATGTTGGTATCTTTTCTGCGGGACTTAGAAGAAAAGACTACGAAAAATCTATCCTCTTTGCGTCGATTGATTCGATATATAGAAAATCCGGGGAACTCATTCCCTTTGACTTCATCTTTGTGGATGAAGCGCATAGAATCCCTCCTTCAGGAGAAGGGAAATATAGAACTTTCATTACAGGATGTAAGCGATTTAATAAAAATCTCAGAGTCATAGGCTGGACGGCTACTCCCTTCAGAATGGGCTGCGGACCCGTCTGCCATAAGGACCACATTTTAAACGAGGTATGTTATGAAGCAAAAATTGCAGACCTTATCAATCAAGGATACTTATGTAATCTTCGGTCGAAAGCTGGCTCAAGAAATCCAGACCTTAAGAATGTCAAACGCAACTCTGGCGGAGATTACATCACTAACTCGCTTGCAAGAGCAACTAACAAAGATGATGTTGTTACAGCCGCAATATCTGAAGCCGTCGATATTATTAGACAAGAAAAACGACATGCTGCAATTTTCTTTTGTGTAGATATAGAACATTGTCAGAAAGTTTCGCGTGAATTACAGAAGCACAACATCTATGCTCCTTTTATCACAGGCAAAACCCGCCCACAAGAGCGCGATAGGCTGATTAAGGATTTTCGTAATGGATCAATTAAAGCAGTTTGCAACGTAAACGTACTAACGGAGGGCTTTGATGCTCCGCATATTGACTGTATTGTATTGCTTCGGCCAACTTTGTCTGCTGGTTTATTTTCTCAGATGGTTGGTCGCGGATTACGACTATTCTCTGGAAAAGACTATTGTCTTGTCTTGGACTTCGGTGGGTGTATTGATGAACATGGGCCTATTGATTTACTTGGCGAAAATCAACGAGTGGTTATGGCGACGTGTCAAAATTGCCGCGAAAGCTTTTCGAGGGTCATTCGAGCCTGCCCCGCATGTGGTTGGACAATCCCGCCTCAAGAAGTTGATCGACTTGACACAATTGAACGTGAACGCCGAATGCACGGCACAAAAGCCAGCGGAAAAAACATCTTCTCAGTTGAACCAGAGACTTTCGCCGTCAACACCGTGTATGTTGAAAAGCACATCAAGCCTGGACAACCCTCTTCTTTACGAATTAAATACCGATGCGGCCTTAGCGTCTTTCGAGAATGGGTTTGCCTTGACCATCCAGGAGAAGCCGGCCAAATCGCACAAGAATGGTGGAAAAAAAGATTCCAAAACAAAAACAAAGTCACGGTCAACGAAGCACTCCAAAATATGTTCGTTTCGCAAACGCTCCTCGACTACACAAAAACGATCACAGTAGTTCGTAAGGGTAAATATTTCCAGATAATTGGGTATAACAAATCTATATGAAAAAGAAAAATTTAATGGCATATATTTCTAAGTTTGATCTTGTGGGGGGGATTCATTATTTTGTAAGTTTTCAACCATTTACTCCGCGATTAGGGAAAAAATTTAATCATTATAAAGATGCTAGGAAGTATGCTTTAAGACACGTTTACGTAAAAAATTTAAATAGCTATTGTTAATGAACCAACTCCTTGAAGCTGCATTAAGCTACGCCAATATCGGTTGGCATATATTTCCGCTTGTTCCCAAGCAAAAGGTTCCGCTTACTGAACATGGCGTAAAAGACGCTACTGTCGATACAATACAAATTAGAGAGTGGTGGTCTAAATGGCCTAATGCAAATATAGGTTTAGCCTGTGGTGAAAAAAGCGGAGTTTATATAATTGATGTTGATGTAGATTTAGAAAAAGGAATAAATGGTCTTGAATCATTAAAAGAATTTCCTCCCTTACCAGAAACAGTTAAACAATTTACTCCTAGGGGTGGCTTTCATGCGTTTTTCAAAACTAACAACCCGCCAGCTAATCGCAATAGTTTCCGTCCCGGCCTCGATATTCGCGGTTCTGGCTACTATGTGGTCCTTGCCCCTAGCGTGCATCCTAACGGCGGTCGGTATTGCTGGTGTGATAGCTGCTTATCAGGAGATATTGTCTTAGCCGAATACCCCGATTTCATGCGTCCTGTAACGCGGGCACCGTGGGCCTGTTCGGCTATGGCAAAAGACGCTACAAGCGTTTCGGTGCCCGCTCCTTTAGATATTTTACAACGTGCAAGTTTGTATCTTGCCCAATGTGACCCAGCCATACAGGGTCAAGCCGGTCACGATAAGTTATTGTGGGCCGCTACTGCTTTAGTTCACGGGTTTCAATTGTCAGACAACCAAACTTATGATTTACTTACAAGGGAATATAACCCTCGTTGTGTCCCTCCCTGGGATTTAAGCAATAAAAAAGATCAGAAAGACTTTGAACGTAAAATATCGGAAGCAAGAAAACTTACACCACAACATCAGAAAGGATGGTTGTTAAATGAACGAACTACTTGTGATTCTCTTTGCACTATTGATATTGATAAATTGGTTTCAAACCAGAATACAATTACACATTGCGGAAAATCTACAATTTATTCATCAACAGTTGATCCAACAGCGTCCATCGCACATAGATTATGTTCCACCCGAAAATATGAATTAGATTTCCTTTGCCAACCAACTGGATTATTAGGAGAAATTTGTTCATGGATAAATTCGACATCGCTAAAGGCACAGCCATTTTTATCTTTGGCCTGCACCCTCGCTTTTTTGGGTGCTCTCTTTGGGAGAAAGATCAAGGACCAACTTGGAAGCCGGACTAACTTATATTGTATGGGAGTAGCTCAATCGAGTGCGGGGAAAGCCCATGCTATGAATCAGATTCGGAAGATTTGCATGGAAGCCGGGATCATAGAGATACTGGGTGGTGATGATATTGCCTCCGATGCTGCTATAGAAGAAAGAATGAGTAGAGTCGAATCTACCCTTTTTTTGTGGGATGAAATCGGCCATTTACTTACTCATATAAAATCCGGGGCAAGTAAGCATTTATCCCAAGTTGTTTCTTTGCTAATGAAATTATATTCTGCTGCCGGCAGCAGTTATTGCGGGAAAGAGTACGCAGAACAAGGAAAACAGCGTACAATTATACAACCGTGTTGTTGTATTTATGGCACATCTACACTAGAGCGATTTGCTACAGGAATTACACAAGCAGAATTGCAAGATGGTTGGTTAAGTAGATGCTTAGTATTTCATTCTCCCGAAAATCCGATCAAATGTCGAGATAGACCAGACTCGACAGTACCTAAGTCTATTATAGATCAAGTTCAAAAATGGTATCATAGACAAATTGGACCTGAAAATGATGGACATACACTTGACCCTTTTATTTCTCCGAGTTATACTAAACCTATCCCACAACAAATTATAGTTTCAACTGACAATGAAGCCGAAAAAATCTTTATCGAATGCGACAATGAAAGTATCAAATATGGAAAAGAACAACCAGCACTTAATTGTCTCTGGGGAAAAGCTGAAGAGAACGCTAGAAGAATTGCTCTTATTATTGCCGCTGGAGAAAGATATACTGACTTACGAATTTCTTCCGCAAATGCTGATTATGCGTGTAGGCTCAATAAATATTTACTTATAGATTTTGAAAAAAAGATTGTGCCAGAAATAGTAGCTGGTGAACTTGATAGCAGGAAGAGAAAGTTAGTTTCTATTATCGAAAAGAAAGGGGAAAAGGGTTGTGGCAAACGAGATTTAACTCGTAACTCACAGTGGACCAACCAAAAACAACGTAATGATCTAATTTCCGATCTTATTGAAGCCGGAGAAATTGAACAGCAATTAGATAAAGCAGGGCATTTAAAATATTGGACAACGGAATACTTTTTGAAATTGGAGAAGAAATGAGTAAAGATTTTGTTACAAAAATTGAGGAAATAGTAGAATCAATTTCGCTAAATCCTACACAGCTAAACCTAGCCCATTGTTTTTTATTGGGGAGTTATTTAATTGCAAATGCCGTTAGGGAAACTTCTATAGAAATAGAATGTGATGACATATATGATGTCTGAAGAAATAACCATTATACTTCCGCTTCCTAATAAAGTTTTACAACCGAACTTTACTATTGGAAGTTTTGGTGGTCGTATGATGAAGGCAGCAGCAGCAAAGAAATATCGCCGACTAGCAAGAGAAGCAATTGAAGCAGAACAACTTGAAACATTGCCTTGGAAGAAAATATTTGTACAAGCTACTTTTCATTATAAAACAAGGCGAAGGAGAGATACGGATAATGCAATGGGAGCTTTAAAATCCGCCTATGATGGTATTATTGAATCAGGTCTTATACCAGATGATACCCCAAATTATATGAAACGAAAAGAACCAGATTTTAAACTTGACAAAGAATTTCCACGAGTTATACTAACAATTACGAGGTTAGAATAATGGTAACACAAAAACAGGAAGGCGCAATAAGACACTATTCCGACTATTACACAACTGACTCGTGTATTTCCGAAATTACTAAAGTAGACCAAAAGATAGTCGGCATTATACGCAGATATTATATTTTTACAACCGAACAAGAAAGGGAGAGGGTTGAAAAATTATTAAATGACAGTATTCCCGACGGGGCAATAGAAATTAAAACTAAAATTCCCTTGCATACGATACACACAATTAAAAATTATTTAAAATTTAAGGAGAAAAATGAAAAAGAAAAACCAAAAAATAAATAATCTCATTATAGTAAGTGATTTGCATTGCGGGTGTCGGCTTGGCTTATGTCCAGCAAATAGAATAAAACTCGATGACGGAGGTGAATATTTTGCTTCTGAAATACAAAATAAAGTATGGACATGGTGGAGGGAATTTTGGAATATATGGGTTCCCGAAGCAACTAAAGGCGAACCTTTTGCAGTTTGTATAAATGGAGATGTAATTGATGGGGTACACCACAATTCTACAACTCAAATTAGTCATAATCTTCAGGATCAAAAACGTATTGCAATTGTAGTATTAAAGCCAATTGTAAAATTATGCGAAGGCCGATTTTACATGGTTAGAGGAACTAAGGTCCATGTCGGCGAAAGTGGTTGTGACGAAGAAAACATTGCAGAACAATTAGGAGCGATACCAGACGAAGAGGGTCGGTATGCTCGCTGGGAACTTTGGTGTCGCATTGGTAAGGGACTTGTACATTGTATGCACCACATAGGAACTACAGGAAGCGCACATTATGAATCAACAGCAGTTACTAAAGAGCTTACCGAATCTTACACTCAGGCAGGTAGGAATAGACTTGAGCCGCCAGATGTCGTGGTCCGATCACATCGTCATAGACATATTGAAGTTCGCGTACCAACATCTCTCGGATATGGTATATCATTTGTTACGGCAGGGTGGCAACTGCGGACTCCCTTTGCCTACAAAATTCCTGGAGGAAGAGTAATGACTCCGCAAATCGGAGGAAGCCTAATTCGTCAAGGTGACGAAGATTTATTCACGCGACACAAAATTTGGGATATTGGTCGCAGTAAAGTAGTGGAGAATTTATAATGGTATATAACAAAAAAAAGAAAAAATTTATTCCATATAAGGAATTTGAAGATGAAATTTCAAAAGAAGTAGAATCTGAAATTTCTTTATCTGAATGGCAGGAAGCGTTAAACGTAAACCAACCAAATGATTCTGGAAATACGATTACAGAACTATCCGAAATGCTTAATTTATCAAGATCATCATTACGGAAGCGTCTTAAACGAGGAGTTAAAGAGGGTTGCATAAAATCAGGATGCGCTATGCGTAATAACCGTGTTCACGAAGTATACCAAATAATTAAGAAAGGGAAATAATATGGAACCAGACCCAAGACCTCCTTATACACAACAAAATCACGAGGACTTTTGCAAAGAAGTTATACGTAGATTCGATACTGGAGCAACACGAGATACAGATGAAGGAAAATTAGACTTCGAAGGGTTTTTAAGTCCGTTAGTACTAGAACGATATGCCCAATATATGAATAAGCATCGCAAGCAATCGGATGGCAAACTGCGAGATAGCGATAATTGGCAAAAGGGAATTCCTTTGAAGGCTTATATCAAGTCTCTTTGGCGGCATTTTTTCGATCTATGGAAAATTCATCGTGGAGCCAATTGTCCAATCTATGACAAGAAAGATGGACATTTAATTACCGCACCAGAAGCATTATGCGCCATTATATTCAATGCTTCCGGATACTTACATGAGTTGTTAAAGCCGAAAGAACCTACGTATTACGAATTACGCGACAGGGTATTAGGAGAAATGAAGTAATGCCATACATTAAACAAGACCGACGTGACAAGATGGACAATCTCATCAATGTAATTATAGATGAGATTGATAGGGGAGATTGTCCTGAAGGCGAAGTAAATTATGTTATATCCAGAATTGCTTCGCGCGTTTTATCGGGTCCAAGATATAAGGATATTTCTGTTGTAGTCGCAGCTTTTGAGTGCGCAAAATTGGAGTTCTATCGTAGAGTTGCATCTAAATTAGAAGATCAGGCAATACAACGTAACGGAGATATTAAAGAGTATGAATAACATTTATTTAGCAGGGCCAATTCAGGGTTTAAGACATGGAGAAGCAGAATCTTGGAGAAAACAAATTATACGTTTACTAGATGATGCTAGTTCTGAAGTTAATTGCTTATCGCCAATGCGTGCAAAAGATAAGTTAAGAAATGTAGGCGTGATAAACACAGCCTATGAAGAACTTGGATGTTTATATTCTGCACATGGTATTATGTCCAGGGATTTCCACGATTGTACAACTTCTTCTATGGTAATATTTAATTTCCTTGGCGCAAAAAAAATTAGCGTAGGCACTGTGATGGAATTGGCGTGGGCGTATCAGGCACGTATTCCTACTGTGGTGATTATAGAAAAAGAAGGTAATATACACGAACATCCGATGGTTAACGAAGCCATTAACTTTCGCGTAGATTCGATTGAAGAGGCAGTTGAAGTTGCACTTTCGGTTTTGGGATTATAATATGACTACACATCAATGGCGTAAATTGACAAGATGGATTAGAAAAGTTTTCCCTGTAGCTTCAAGAGTAATTTTAAAGCGCAGAAAAATAAAAAAGAATTGTGCCGTAAGAACCGTTCATTCCATCCCGTCTTATCCTTATGCTATTTTTAGGCTTTATATAAATTCTAATGCAACTGTAATAGAGCAAACAGATGCTTTATTGCATGAGTGGGCACATATCCTATCGGAAGAAGAAACGCATTCTCATGCCGGTAATTGGGGAATATTACACGGTAAAATAATTGAAGAGTGGGGTAATATCTTTGGAAGCAAGTAAGATGATTAAAGACCTCGCCAATCAACGATGTCTAATATGTGGTGAACTTCGCAAGTGGTGCCTATGTCAATGCAAAAAGCTTCCCGATAATACCGGGAAGCCTTCTGCTGAATCAAATCATAAGACTAGTCATCATCAAGAAGATCATCCAGCTTGTGACAAGCCTGCTTGAGCAAGTCGTAACCTGTTTTAAATCTATTGGCAACATCATCTTGACTGCCTGATACTTTGAACTTTGCATCTGATGTAGCCATAAATCCTTCGATAAATATATCACACATTCCTATCAGTGTTTTCTCTTTAACTCGATTGATAATTTCTTGTTTATTCATAGTTTACTCGCAAAGTTTAGTTACTTCATTTACATTATGAGTCCATTTCATTTTATCATCTATCGAAATCATAAAAGTGGGGATACTTCTTATGCCATATTGCGCTGCAATTTGCGGGCATTCATCAATATCTATGATTTCTACCCTCAGACCGAGGGATATGGCTTTTAATAGGGCTGGCTTCGCTTCCTGACAGGGCTTGCACCACTTGGCAGTAAAGGCCAAAACCTTAACCGGAGCGCAACAGGGAGGCCGTGGCGCATCCGGTTTCTTGGGTTTACAGGGTCCAGGACATGGACAAGGTGGTTTTACGGGTTCAGGGACCGGAACAACCACCGGAGCGGGTGGTTGAACAGGAGTTGGTTGTTTGGGGCAAGCATAAATGCTTAAAACAACAACGCCAATTATAATTAATACAATTATCAAAATACCTTTATTTTTCTTCGTCATGTTTTTCATCCTTTTCTTCTAATAGAGATTTTAGTGAAACAATGCCCATCTTCTCGCATATTCTCTCAAGCAGATGGGTTTGTGCATCCAGAGACTTAGCATTAACTGCTGCTGATATTTCCATTCCATCTAAAAATGTATTGAATCTATCTACTACTCGATTGCCCAAGCGATATCCTATCCATCCTATCGCAAGGATAAGTACAAAAAAAGCTACAAAAACGAATACTGCAAAAAACAGCATAGGACCGATCTTGTCTGCGAGGGTAGCCCATGCCGCTGGATCAGTTGCCCCGCGACTTATATTCTCTTCTGCAAAAAGAATTAGAGAATACATAGTTTACTTTACCTTCGCTGACGTTCCTGTTCCGGTAGTAGTTGTTGAAGTTGTAACAGTTGCCTTGGTAAGCAATGCAGTTACAAATTTATAAAGAGCGGCAGGAGAAGCAATAACCGTCTTAGCAACTGCTGTAGCTACGGCATCACCAGCGGCAATACGCTCTTGATAATATGCCAAAAACAAACCACTAGCAAAAACTCCAATAATTAGTCTAACCCAAATAGGTAACATAAGAACCTCACTTTGAATAAGTAACTTGTCTCACAACATAAGCTTCACTAGGAACTTTATGACTTCCACTTACCAACATATCTTGTCCAGCACCCCAAGTACCCGGAAGCCAAGGGCAAATTTCCGTGCCTTTGTATTGTAACTCTTCCATGTTCATCGCATGACTTAACCAATCGTATGCGATATAAATTGCATCTCCAGATAGCAACGCCGTTACGCATTCTGCCCACATATCTTTTGCGCCAAGATCAAATCTTTCTAATGGCACAACATCAAGAGACTTAGCTGCCCAGCCTGGAATGAATGTCTTAGGGTCAAGGTCATATAGAGGAACCATTGACCGTGGAGCTACTCCATGCGTTGCAATGTAAGCAAGAGCGTCGTCCAATGCTCCGCCTTGATCTTTAAAGTTATAAGTACCAGCAATTGATTCGGGAGCTAATTGATGATACGGAAGATTTTCCTTAGCTCTAACACACTCAATATGTTGCGCCAAAGAAAACGCCCAACACAGTGGATGGTTCCCCTGATTTTGCAATACTGGATTAAAACTCTCGTACCTTTGCCGAATGAACTTACCCTTCATTGCTTCCATTCTGGCCGGCCATTCCGATTCGGGAATTAACTGTATTATATCAGCATAAGGCCGAACGCCTTCTAATTGACCAAGAATACTATTACGTGGCAATGCCCCGCATAACCCTGGCGTATTTAAGGCTGCTCTTGCATATTGCTCCCAATTTCCGTCGTGAATATGGATGGTCATTTCAATTTCCCCAAAGCCGTCTTTTCATCAACAGGAAGCGGGATAGCTGTTACACTTAGTCGGCGTTTGTAAACAAGTGCTGGCAATTTCACTTTCTTAGCAGCTTCTAAGTAAGACACCAAATCTTGCGGAGGCTTCTTATCCCGATCAACAATGTCTTTATCAAAGCAACCTAGATAAGAGCCTCCAGATTTTTGTATCTCTTGCGGAAATGTCACTGAATCCATCAATGCAACTTGACTTGCTGGTAAAGTAGATCGAATAGCCGTCTCTTCAATAATTGCCACAGTTGCCGGCCCATGCACAGTCCAATTCAATGGATCAAGCCAATCGGGAATTACAACATTACCGCCTTGTAATAGTAATCCAATTCCGATTAGTAATATAGCAATTGGTATGCGAACATCTTTCATGCCGGCACCTTAGACATTAATGTCCAAACTTCCGCAACTTTCGCGGCTAATTCCGCGTTCTTGTTTTTCCAAGCGATGTTAGTAAGTGTTACGCAAGCTGCCGAGGCATCCGTCAAATCTTGATTGACGGTAGTTGTAGTGGTAGTTGTAGTGGTTGTGGTAGAAGTTTCAGTCTTGAAATAGTTTATATAAATAAGATAACCCAACCACACAACCCCGATTCCAATTAGCCCAATCGAAACATAACTTAACATTCGTTCTCTCCTTTAATCTAAATCGTGTGGTGTTGAGGTATAAACTGCCCAAACAATTGTCAAAAATACCCCAACTGAAATACCGCTAATGAATACAACAAAACTAATCATTTTATACCTGTTCACCTTCTCTTGAAATGTGATGAATTTTAGGGGGGTCTCGTGGCTGAATTAATCTCCCTCTAGGTTGCAAGCATCCCCTAGAATGTAATACCACTATAGCCAGAATAAGGAATGTCAGGCACCACCAGATTGTCGTTGGTATAGCACCTAAAAGTGTTTTAAGCATAATTGTAGTATACTCCTAAAAAAGTATTTGTCAAGTCTATTCTTCGCGTAATTCATTAACCCTTTCAGGGGTATATTGTTCTCTGAATTTAGTAGCTATTTTAAGGCGATTTTCTTTTGCTTTATCATAAGCATCTAACTGTTCTTTATTCAAAGTCTGTTTAAATTGATACTCAAGTTTCTTATTGTCTAAGAAAGTCTTGTGTGGATATTGCTGAAAATATTTAAAAATAGCTGGAGTTTCTTTTATTTTCACTAATTCCTTCATTGCTTTATCGGCACGTTCAGTATCATCCTGTCTCAGAGCGTGGGTTAATTCAGTATAATCCCCTTCAGCGGTAGGAGGTTTAGGTGGCAACTTAACACCCGTTTTGCTTTCGTAATGCTTTCTAAATTCATCAGCTAAAGCATATATGCGCTGTTCATGCAATGGAGCGGTATCAACCTTAATGCCGCCAGTTGCAAATAATTGCCTCTCCATTTGGCCTGGATAATCTTCTATTGGCTTTCCGCCTATAATAGATTTTCCAGCAGAGACAATTGCTTTGCCCGGTATAGGAGCCGGTATTAATCCCTGTCCTGTAGCTTTAATTGCATCCCAATCCGATCCTCCTTTACTAAGTTCTCTTAAACCAGTCATACCAGATCGAAGCAATGGTCCTTCTTTGAAACTAGCAACCTCATCAGCGGCCCCTAGTAATGTTTTCTTTCTCTGAAGCACTTGAATAAATTGGTTAGTCAGTTCAGCGGTTATCGCTAATGGATTCAAAAATACTCCGCCTTGTCCAAATGGATTAGGGACAAATGCACTTATCTTGGAGCCGATACCTTCCTCCTCATTTTCCCATGTAGGTTTACCGCGAGTAGCAAAGTTAATAAGTTGACTTCCCGCGAATATTGCTGCTATAGAAGTTAACGTAGACCTTGTGAGTTGGTTCATTACAAACCGTCCAGCCAAGGCTTGCTTTGCTGTTTCTCCTAATCCAGCAGCAGATTTCCACTCAGACCTCAATAGACCCTCTTCCCACTCTGGCGCAAGGGCTATCAATCTAGCAATGTCTTTTCCGGTAGCGCTTTTAATCCATCCCTGAGAACCCAAGTTGCCATATCGGGTGTTAACTTCTGTAACAGTTCGTCTGGCGATTTCCCGGTCACTTAATTCCGGCAACATCGCTTTGTTTTTATCAAAGAGAATATCTGCTGAAGTTGCCATTTGACCACGAATTAATTGCTCAAATACAAACTTATTATACCTTCCAGCAGTTTGCTTTATTCCGGGGAATATATCCAGAAAAGCGGGGGTAATGTTATCGGAAAGTCTACCGAGATTACAGCCCTCTTCAAGCATTAAATTTTGTTTCTGGCGTTTGTACTGTAAGTCCTTGATGTACTCTTTAGGTATTTCTCCATTGTAAGCCATACGCTGTAATTCAGCATCAGTATTATCTAATAAATCAAGCCCTTTTTTATAAAACGCCTCCCCTTTAATACTTTCTGTAGGATGAAAGAAAGTTCCATAATACGCAGTACGAAGCGGGTGGAATGGGCTAAACAACATCAATCCATGCTTAATCGTACCCTGTGCTGCAAGTAATGCTCGCCCAATAGGATTGCTCCTAACCCAACTTGGGTTAAGCAAGGCGGAATATATTGGACTATATCCTTCATGTACAGCAGACATCCCACTTCCTAACTTCATAGTGACATATCCAGGAGGTGCAACCGTATCGCTTACTACTTCTTTACCCTCCGCATTCTTTTTAGTCTTAATCTGTAAATCGGTTATCAACGGCCTCTCAACGCCTTCTGGAGTAGTGGAACCAATAATAGATCGACCGGCCTCTATAAATTCCTTTTGAGTCTCCATGCGAATGCCTTTGCGCATTCTGGCTTCAAACAAATCTAAAGCACTTTCAGTCTTAAATTTCATATCATTAATAACAGCGTCTACTAATGAATCGTATGTACGTTGGTGAGTAAAGGATCGACCAGAGCCATATCCCTTCTCAGAGAATAATAAATTTAATTCTGGCTTTACTTCCCATTCTCTAGGAAAATAATTTTTACGATAGTCAACGTCAAAACCTTTCTCTTTTTCTGTATATTGTCTATCTTCCAATCTATTGCGCATTATATCGTAGGATTTAGCTAGTTTATCGGAGTGGTCTATAGCATATTGG